GTCTTTCATCTGGGCCATGTCATTCATTATACCTTGTATAACATTTGTTAAGGCTTTAATCTTTTTTTCTGCTAGGTCTACCCTGCTTGCTTTTTGTGATTTCATTTTTTTATTTATAAATTATTAACTCAAATTCCACGAATGGGAAATATAATACGTGCATATCGTGGTCTCCTTGGTCGTAGGTTCTAAACCCTAAAAGTATTCCAGGGTACAGCCCTATTCCTAGTGACCAAGCTCTTTTTTCTTCTTTCATAATTATTTATTTTTATTGTAATACTTTATAAATTCTACTACTAATTTGTATGTTTTTTTTCTGTCAAACAAATTTAAACTAAACATAATTTCATGATAGTTTATTGAATTAACAATACCTCTATTAATAGTTTTGCATTTTTTAATTACAGGCATTAACCAGTCCCATGAAGTATCAAATTCTAAATATTTTTCTTCATACCAAACATCGTCATACTCACAATTTAAAATATCACATTGCCATTTATATCTCTTTTCCCCCCCCCAAGTATAGTTAACGTATTTGTTGCAATAAAAGTCTGCCACTAATTTAAGGTCATCTCTTTCTTTGTTTTTCATTATTCTTTTATTATGTTATACTCTATTTGTTTTTTAATTAAGTCTTTAAATAAAACCTTTCCGTTAATGTCAAAGCTCCAAGCAACCCACTTAGCAAGCTGCCTCTCGGAATAACCTTTCCTAGAAGTACTCTTATTAAGTCTTGTATTAATCCTTTTGTCTTGACTCATCTTTTTGTTTTTCTAAAATTAGCTGAACTGTCTTGTCGCACTCGGCTTGATTTTGAGGTTTATATAATGTTATGGATGGTTCTGTCATTGATAACAACGCCTTGAACAACTTGTATCTCAAAGGGAAAGAGTCATTAGCCCTACCCTTAGTCTCTATAATAAAGTCATAACCCTCGAAATCTGGAGTATACTTTATACCAAGTATTTTTTTATTACCTCTGTTTTTGTACTCTCCCTTACCATTAGCTTGTCTTTCGTAAGCTACTTGGTTAAACTCAAATGTTGGTAGGAGTTGAAATGAACGATACTCATAATTGAATCCTATCTTAGCTTTCTGAAGCGCTATATACATATACTTCTCAAGTCCCGATGCAAACTTTACACCATCATACTCAACCTTATTTGCTTGTACAGGTCCTTTCTTTCTTTTAAATTTTCTTTTCATCATAGTTGTAGGAGGTTTAATATAATTACCTATTTTTTTATTAAATACAAATCTTGCACCGTTTTATCACTTTAATGTTCTTTAATTTCATTACAACTTCTTGATAGTATAACAGACTTTGTAGAGAGTGATTAACATCAACAAGTTCTCCATTAACTTTATACTCTGTTGACTCTAGTACGCCATTAACTCCATAGCTATACCACACTTCTATTAGGTTTGAATCTTCCTCCTTCATGGCTTAAAAAAAATGAGTTAATCTAGCTACCTGACCTTCTGTTTTGCTGTGTATGAACCCTTCGCAAGCAGCTTTGTTTATATAGCCATTTCTATGATGCCATGAGTCCGCTGGACTAGGACTACGTAAGCTCTCAACGGTTATGGAGATATAATCTTTCGCTGTTTTATGGTGAACGTGATGGGTATAAAAGTATCTATGTTCTGAAGCTGCCCAATGCTCCTTCGCTTCTATACTCATTAGCTGCCCTAAATCTACTTGCTTGGCCCCATCGCCATGGCTTGTGCCTATTAATGAGTTACCGTAAGTTGTATATTTTCTGTGAGCAATAGAGCAGTCAAAAGATATATTCTTAGATAATCTAAAGTGAGTCTTTATAACGTCAGCCAGCATAAATCCCGACATATAATCGTGATTAGATGGATTGAACACAAATACTAAGTCAGCTACAGTTATAAGCATCTCTAATATGTCAACGTAAAGCTTCTTAGCTGTTAGAAAGTTCTCGTACCACATCCCATCAGTATCTTGTGGAGTCCCACTAGTTGTTTTTCTTTGAGGAGTATCTGTATGGAGAATATCATTACCTCCGATAAAGATAATTTTATCTATTTCAAATCCAGAAGACTTGTCTAAGATTCCCTGCACCCCTTCTTTAACCCTCTTAACCGCTATCTGACTATTATAGTCTACTCCAGTTTCAAAAGAAGTAGCCAACTTTCCTATATGAATATCGGCAGGGTCTAGAACTAAACAATGACCATCTTTAGACTTACTCCTTTTAATTGTTGGATAAGCGGGAGAATGTTCTTTAAGGTCATAGATAAGCCTTTCTATAAGTTCATCTGTCTTATCCTCTAAGTTTACTTTCTTCTTAGCGTACTGTACCCACTGCTGACCAGTAGTTTTACTCGTGGATACTTTTATTACTTCAAAGTCTTCTGGAATATCTATAGGGTTAGCTTGTAACTTTTCAATTGTAGAAACTAACTGACCATCCTTATCGTATTTCTTTTGTGTTTCCACAAATTCTCTTACGTTATCTTTTTGTCTACTTCTTTGGATGTTATCCCAGTCTTCTTTTGATATGCGATACCTTGCCTTAGTTCTAAATTTTTCGTTTGGTCTAGGGTCTAATCCTATAATTATGGCTTCTTCTGAAGTCAAGTACTTTCTTACACTTTTTCTCATTTTATTTCGTAACAGTTAATAACTTTTTTTATTTTACCAATGGTGTCTCCTATCTCACGGTCATGTAAAAATAAATTGCTCTTCGTTAAAATATCGTTGAACAACCAGTCTCTTTCTTCGTTGCATTTTGGATTTATATACCAATCTCCTAAGTCTACCTCTAATTCTATTCTTATTTTCATTTTTTAAATGGTTTTATTTAGTCTATCAAGTTCAAAATTCAAGTGGTTAATTGCTTTTTTAATGTCAGCTTCCATACTATCTCTAGGAGAACTATTAACGTAAACCTTTTTACCAGCCCTCATCAAGTAAGTTAGTGCAGTTCCTATGTTGTAGTTGTCACCCTGAAACGCTGCGACTACCTTAGATGCTTCAATGCCATCAGATAGGTAGTACGTTGGTATTTTATCAAATCCTTCCTCTACAGATGAGGTTGCGCCTATTTCATTATTATAATATTGATTGTCAAAATTATCTTGTATCAGTTTTAACAAATCTGAAGCTTGAAAACTATCTTGTCTCATTTTTAAATGGTTTTATTTGTGGGATTAAAACAAATGTAATTATAAATTCTTAATATTTCCATCTTCAATTAATAAATCTGCATAATCTTTATTAACACGGAACTCTTTTTGTCCTGGAGATAGCTCTCTAAAAAACCAGTAATCATCCCCATTACACTGTACCCACCCTACTATTTCGTACCTAAATCCCCGTTGAAATTCTTTTATTGAGTGGTTACACCCTACGATACAACCGAAACATATCTTGTGTACTTTAATCATTACCTTATGTTTTGTTTTAAATTAATTAACTCATCCTCCAACTCTCGTATCCTAAAGTCCTTCTCAAACATTTTTAAATTACTCTCATCTATTAATTCAACTTGCAAGTTGTTGACTTTCTGAACTTGAATTGATGTTATTAAATAATCTTTTATATCTAATATTTTATTTGCCTTGTTAACATCTACCTTAACTGTTTTTAAATACATAGCATCTAAGATTAAGGTGTGCCGTGTCATATTCAAGGTCATTAGTTCAATGTTCTTCTTTAGACTTGCGTGATGCCAAAGTTTTTCTATCTCCTTGTCTGTGAAAAAGAATGCTTCCTTTCTATCTATTGCCTTAGATATTTGTTCGTCAGTTAGTATCATAATTAGAATGGGTCTTGGTTACTATCAAATTCATTATTTGGAATCAAAGGTTGATACTGTAAGTCGGGTCTTATAACTTTATTTATTACGTTAATGCCATCGCTTACAAACCCAAGTCCTTTGTTGTACTCAAAAATAATAGGGTCATCAATTGCGTTAGGCTCCCCACCAGTTTCTGTATTTTTTACTTTTCTAATGTACACTTGAGTATTAAACTTCATTAGTGGGTGTCCAATTAATCTGTGAATAGTCAAAAAATTATCGGGTCTATTCGCAAATGGCTGACCTCCTTCACTTTGTGAACGGCTGGGGGGCATCGGATACCCAAAGTAATCGTGTTCTAGACCGTAAATTCTTCTAGCCGCCTCTGTGTTAGGGTGAGTGTTTACAAATAAACTCTTATTGGTTTGGTTAACAAACTTCCTACTTTCGTTTAAGAAGTCGTAGTTGGCAGCGTGAGTATAGTCTCTATTCATACCCGTGTATGGGTCAATAAGAACTGCATCGACATCTAATCCTTCAAACATTGCGAATAGTTCTTCTGACTTGTAAAACCCCGAATTGTCAATAAACTTAAAATGCTCCTCAACCCAAGCCTTAGCGTTGTAGATATCTAACTCGTCAGCTTTGTCTATGTAGTTGCCAATCTTCCATTGTATTAATCTCTTAACTAACTGCCCTGCCTTATTCTCTCCACTCCAAACACAAAACTTAAGGTCGTGATTAACACTTAATGCACAGAAATACCATAGTATCCAATCTGTTTTACCTACGTTATCTAAGCCGTTAATGATTGTGAACTCCCCTTGCTTGAATCGGTAGTGGTTATCAAATTTTGGTAAGCCTAAGCCTAAGCCAAGCTTTATCCTTCCGTTAATTACATCATCTAAATATTTGTCTGCAAATCCTGTTTCTAGTATCATAATTATCCCATTAGTTTTTGCCCTATTGTCTTTGTTGGTTCGTAAGCATTTAAGAACTTAGCGAAGTTGTCTTGGTCTAAGAAGTGTTTAGGTGTTATGTTCTTCTTACCTACCCACCACTTGTCTTCACAAAAAGATTTTATAGCCTTATTGAAGTCTCCCTTGTTATAATCTTTTCTCAAGGAACTTAAATTCATTCTGTCTTGGTTGGTTAGGTTGTTAAAGTTAGATGGCATTTTTAAGTGCTTAGTTCTTGAATCGTTAAACCAATTTAAGAATTTAACCTTTGGGTCTTCTAGTTCCCCTTTCTCTTTCTCTTTCTCTTTCTCTTTCTCTTTGGTTAGAGTTTCACTCTTAGTAGAACCACCTAATTTACCCCTCTCGGATTGCTCTTCAATATACCCTAACCTATTGATAACACTAGGGACTACGACATAGTCACCCTCTCGGTAAACTAACTCAAAACTGCATAAAACTTTAAAGATTCTTTCAACTTTTTGCTTGTTATGTCCTAAGATTCTCCTAAGATATCCTAAGTTCCACTCAAGTTTTGCTGAACTTTTTATGTGACACTCATCAATAAAGAACCGAAACATATCTCTTTCCTCGGCATTAAGCATTATAACTTTGTCATCACTTCTCCAATCTTTTGGATAGAATGTGTAGCCTAATCTCTTACTCATTTCGTTGTTGTTTAATAAAAAACCCCTGCAAATCCATCAGAGTCGAAGCTGATTTCATCACAAGGGTTTGTATGGTTTCCTTAAGTTGCCTATTTTTTCGACTGCAACTAGAATGTAAAAGTACTAATTAAAATGGTAAATCGTCTTCTGCTGAAGCTTTTTCTAATTCAACTTCTTTTAGTGGAGCTTGATTTGGTTCTGCTGAGTCTGACTTAAATATCTTCCAAGCATCTAGATTGTGAAAATACTTTCCATTATATTCACGGCTAGATATATTGAAGCTAACATCTACAACTTGCCCAACCTTGTTGTATTTTATAAAGCTTTCAACTCTTTCTTCTCCGAATATTTGAAAAGCTACCTCTGGATTGTATTCATTTCCAGTTGATAGTACGAAGTTAATTTTCTGCCAATCTTTACCAGCTTTAGAAGTGCCTTTTTCTACTTCTAATACTTTTAAGATTTTTCCAGTCATTGTTAAATCACTCATAATAATAATTGTTTTGTGTACTATAATGTACGATTAATAAAAAATTGTTTTGCGTCAAATGATTCATCCTTGTAGAACAAATCGTATACCTCAGTAGCCTTCTCAACCTTCTCTCTACCTCTCTCATAGAAGTTATCTGAGCAGTCAAATAGACCCATCTGATGTGTGTTCTTGTCGATTACTAAGAATACCATATCGTATCCAAATATCTCACGATATATGTACGCTTGTGAATCGTAGTTATACTTATTAGCTGAGAAGTGAAATGAGTTGATGTCGGAGGATGTCTTGATGTCAATTATTAGTTTGTCATCGTGGTTGACTATGTCAGCCTTACCCTTCCACATATTACCCATAATCTCTTTAACTCCTGGGACTTCGTGTTCAACCTCACCTACGTTTATCATAGATGAAAATACATTGTTGTTAAGTAGTTTATCCACCATACCATCAGCCATATCTACCTCGTGCTGCAACATACACATTTCACCCTCACTTAGTTCCTTATAAACTTTTGTAGTTCTTGTGTTAGCCTCAATGATTTTAAACTTGTGTAGCTTATCCTTTTCAAGTATTGCAGTATGAAAGTAGCTACCAAATATCATTGCTGATGTAGTCTTAGTCTTCTCTTTTAATGCTAGTGGATTAGTAAGTAGTGTACCAATGTTTGAGTTACTTAAATATTGCTGACCATAAGCACCGTAGTACCAAGTATCGTCTCGTAGCTTGTCTATTATCTGTTTTCTAGTCTCCATATTACAGTGTTTTTAGTTTAGATTCAACACTTGGTGATAGGTCATACTTCTGCTTGATAGCATCTAGCTTACCGCCACTAATGATATACTCAGCAGCCTTCTTGTAAGCCTCATCCTTTACAGAACTAATGCTTTTTTTGTCGGACTTTGTATCTGACTTGACGTGGTTGTTACTAGCATCGCTATCAGCGGTATCGTCTATTAGGAATAGGTTACCTAAACAATACTTCTTACCATAGGATGATGCACTACCAAACTTTTGTGGCATTTGCATACCCTTTTGGTCTAGGTCTATGCCTACTATTGCTACTGCTTCTATGGAGTCCTTACCATCAGATATTGTGGCTATTGACTTTAGAATTGGGAACGGCTCTGTGCATACGAGTTCTTCGTTTACTGTAACCGACACCCCCAAGTCTAATAGGAATGGTTTTGTTGCCTCAAGGATGTCCTCAGCACTACGGAAGTTATACTTTCCAAATTTATTGAACCTTGATTTCTTTGACTTAAATTGCGTTTGTATTGTCGCAAGTTTCTCATTTAGAGTTTTCATAATGGATTGTTTATTGTTTTAGTTTGCAAATATAAGATTATTTTTTCTACTTTATTAAGTAATTTTATTGTTCACGATTATAATAATTCGTATAGCATTTTATTTAGTATATTAATTCGTCTATATGAATATCATACTCTTCTAACAATTCACATAGTGCTTCTCTATATGTCTGTAAATTGAAATTGGTTTCATCGTGTTTCCAAGTTCTCCAAAAGTTATGTTGTAGTTCCCATATAAAACTTGCCATATCTGATGATTTCATAGCTTTCTTCATTGCCAATTCATCATCTTCATTATCTAAATCATATTCTAAGGTCGTTGTTGCTTTCATATTTTTATATAGTTTTCTTCTAAATATTTCCATAAAGATTTGTGAGAATAGCAGATTGGGTTACCTTCACTATCGATTGCAGTTAACCCCCCGTTACCAAAGTCGTTTTCCCAACAATACCACCCAAACCATTCATAACCCTCATCTCCATAACCTCCATAAATTTCTTTAATAAGTTCGGTTATTATTGTATGGTAAGGGTCAACAAAATTAATCATATCCACACCAATAGCGTATGCTTGATTAATGACTTTGTTTTCTTTCTGTAGACTTCTGACTACTTTTAAAAATTTTATGTATTCCATTTATATTTTTTTTAATTTCCCATATTATAATATATCTATGAATTGATTATAATCAACACTATCTATCAGTTTGTCAACTGATTTCTTTTTAATCTCAGACACCCTGACAAAGTTATTGATACCTTTTATACCTAAAGCATTGGCTATCTCTAGTCCGCTATGCTTGTTGCAGTCAAGTCCGTAAGCCATTCTTAGAACCTCATACTCAATTGGACTTAAATGCTTCTGCATAACTCCTTTAAGATATGCGTTAAGTATATTTATGTTGTACGGCTCGGTCTTATCTTGAAAGTTGTTGTTGTCCTTGCCATCGTCAATCGTAAGAAATATAGAGCGAAAGAACATCTCTACGTTCTGCTTGTCATCTGATTCTTTCCTCATCAAATTCCTTTTATATTCGGGTATCCTCATACTTCCTCTGTTGATGTCAATACGTCTCCTAATCGCACCCTTAATTCTCTTGCTAAAGAAAGACTTTATTGTCTTCTCTACATCTCTAGATAATTTAAGGTGTTCGTAGTCTAGCTTGTCAACTGCTAGTATCAATGCTTCAGAACCAATCTGAATGAGGTCTGTGATATTAAGGACTCCAATGGCTATCTCCGATGATGGAAACTTCCTTGCTAAGTTCTCGACTAGTGGTAAGAATTTTATTATTAATTCATCTCTGCTATAGTCTAGCAGTTCTCTCTCAATAGGTTTTGAAACCTTGAGGTCATTAGTGTATCGAACATAGTTCTCAATGTCGTATCGCTTCATACTGATTTTTTTCTGTTACATATCTATTAAGTGTTAAGTGTTAGTATTAATGTTTAAGTTTAGTTTATTTTTTTTTAATTAAGTCTTTTACCGCCTTAATTGTTTCCTTGATGTCGTTTGCTAATTCAAATCTCTCTTGGTCGATAGCGGTGTGGAGGGAAATGTAAAGTTCATTCACCCTTTCCACAAGCCTTTCTTTCTCAGACTTGTCTTGGTCTAGTTGTATAACATACTCCATAGGTGCGTTGTTATGTGTTGAGTTAGCGTTGTCATAGAACTCTTGGTCAAGTTCACGTTGCCTCGAATCTATAGCCTCTACTATCATTTCGGTTAGCTTTTGCATTTCTTTATCAGTCATAGCGAATTATTTACAATTTTATTACTCGGCTCTTGTCCTTTTAAAGAGTTGTTAACATGGTTGGCTATTTTTTCGTAGTTTACTGATGATAAGAAAGATTTAAGGAAACTCTTGACAATTATATTGTCAATAGAGTCAAAGTCAATTGCTTTCTCAACTATATCCTTTATTGATTTCGTTGATTGATGCTCCACAAAATCAATCTTAGACGTAATTTCAACGTGAACTACGTATGTCTCATAATTAAATGATGTCGCTTTTATTGTTTCCATATTTTTTTTATTTATTTAAAGTTACTAATTAATTTTTAAAATTCATATTCTAATTCGTTAGCATTAATAAAAATTTCTACGTGTATCCGTGCTATTTTTTACATAGCTTTCTACCCAAGTATCTGATATATTCAAATGTAATTCATCCCTTAAAAACTTAGTGTAAGCAAGTAACTGTTCGCTTTTCCCTACAACACCAGATA